AACCCCCGCAGGTGACCACATCCTTTTTGCTAGGTTTAAATTACCTCGTGGCATAACCGTGCTTCGCATAAATGGGGTGTATTCTTCTTTCAGGTACCCAAGCCAGATACTAACCAATACGGCTGAGGAGTACTACCCAGGAGGTACAAAGACTTTGGTTAGTCAAGCAACAGCCGATGAGTTAACCGCTCAGGGCTACGGAGCAAACATAACACCAGCATGAGCCTACATCAATTACAAGTACATCCAGAGTTTGTTGAAGGTTGTTTTGGATGCAAAGTCGGAACATTACAATTAAGCCCAGGTGAAACAAACTCTCGTTTAAACATATCTACCCGTAAATGGGATAAAGAGTTACAAGCCTATAGAGATGCCAGAGCACAGGGTATTCAACCCGATGGCACAAGTATGAAGAAGATAGAACAAGCAGTAAAGATTTCAAATGAAACTGGAAAAGCATACGGAGTATAGGAGAAAACATGGCTGCTCGTAAACCAAAGAAACAACCCATTAAGCGTAGGCGTACAGTCAAAAATGAGGAACATACAGAACTAGAAATGTACTGTATATGGCTCAATGAATACTATCAATCATTATTAAAATCTGGTTTTAAGTCCGATATAGCAATGGCGTTTGTTATGGACAAAGCATCATACCCGCCATGGGTAGAGTACAAACCAACTGAAGATGAGATTCGGCGCATGTTTGATGAAGGGGATGGCGATGAGTAGTCCAATTATCCCTGAGCCGATGTGGGGACTGCCCTCACCCACTATAACCGATGAGGACATCTACGAAGAAGAGGATGAATAACATGCCAGCACATTATGGAAATGAAATGATGAAATCAAAAGACAAGAAAATGGCTAAGAAGTCAGGCAAGAAAATGGCTATGAAAAAAATGGCTATGAAGAAAATGGGCAAGAAGAAGTAGTGGCAAAAGATTCAAGACTTGCAAGGGCTGGCGTATCAGGTTTTAATAAACCAAAGCGTACGCCAAGTCACCCAAGTAAATCACATGTAGTAGTAGCCAAGTCTGGCTCTCAAGTAAAAACAATTCGTTTCGGACAACAGGGTGTAAGTGGTGATAAAAAACCAACTGCACGACAAAAATCGTTTAAAGCACGACATGCTAAAAACATTTCTAAAGGGAAAATGAGTGCAGCATATTGGGCGGATAAGGTGAAATGGTGAAAGGTAAAGCATTTTGGGACAAGAAGAATCCAAACAAGACATCTACAAAACTGACTTCTGCACAGAAGGCTGCTGCCAAGGCTCGTGCAAAGGCTGCGGGTCGGAAGTATCCCAACCTTGTGGACAACGCTGCTGTAGCACGCAAGGTTAAAAAGAAAGGTAAGTAATGGCAACAGGAACTGCAGGTAGTACATTTACTAGTGAACTTAATCGTTTAGCCAATGGTGGTACTTACCCTGCCCTAACCACTTACAAAGATACACAAGGTGCTGCAAATGCCTACGCCAGTACATCTGGTCTAGGCATTATTGCTGCCCTTAATAAGAAGGCAGATGCTAACCGCCAACCTAATAACTATAAAGGTTTAAATGCTATATGTAATGAACTTGCTAGTACCACCAATTTATCAGCGGTAGTTGCTTTAAGGAGTATTGATATATGAGTACCTTTAATCAACTAACAGACCGTGTAGAAGCGTTACTTCATGGTTATACAGAAAACACCGAGCCAACCTCATGGCTAACCACCAGCGCTACAACAGCATCAACTACTTTAACTGTTTATGATGCTACAGTAGTTGGGCGTGGTTATATTGAAATTGATGATGAAATTGTATTTGTTAATAATACAGACAATGTTGCTAATACTTTAACCCTTGCCCCATGGGGTAGAGCGCAGCGTGGTACTACCGCTGCAGCACATAGCACTAATGCCAAGGTTACTGTAAGCCCATTATTTCCACGGCAAGAAATTAAAAATGCAATTAATGACACTATCAATGCTATGTATCCAATGGTGTTTGCTGTTGCTTCTTATGATTTTACCTATGTAGCAGCACAGTATTCTTATTCAATCCCTGCTGCAGTAGAAAATATTTTAAGTGCTACTTATTCAATAGTTGGTCCATCTAAAGAGTGGTTTCCAGTTCGTGCTTGGCAACTAGACCGAACTGCAGATACTACTGCTTTTGCTAATGGTAAAAGCGTATCCATATATTCAGAGGTAGTTCCTGGACAAACAGTACAAATTGCTTACTCTAAGCGACCAACATTACTAAGTAGTAACAGTGATGATTATGCAACTATCACAGGCTTGCCTTCATATTCAGAAGATGTGGTTATTTATGGCGCAGCCTTCCGTATGATTTCTTTCCTAGACCCATCACGACTTGGTTCTCAATCTGCCTCAGCAGATGTACTAGATGGCATTAGACCTTCAGGCTCTGGTCAAAATGCTTCCAGATTTTTATTTAATATTTATCAACAAAGACTTAATGAAGTGGCGGATAACCAACGCCGTCAATACCCAATCCGTTCCCACTACCAAAGATAAGGTAAAATAATGGCAGCAGGCGACCCAGGCTCAGTCAAGCGGAATTTCTCCTCAACCGCAGTAGAAACTTCGCTCGTATCATCAATAGGTTCACAAGCACAAGGACAATCAAACACAGCATTTATTGTCGCTTCTAATAGCGGTTTTCCATCAGTTCCTTTTACATTAATAGTTGACCCAGATACCTCCAAGGAAGAGGTTGTAACGGTTACTGCTGCAAGCAGTACAACACTTACTGTTACTCGTGGTGAAGATAGCACACAAGGTGTAGCCCACTCTGCTGGTGCTGTCGTAAGACACGGTGTATCTGGTAGGGATTTCCGTGAAGAACAAACCCATATTGCTGCTCGTGGTTATGATTTAGATTCTGCAATACTTGCATTAGCATCCCAAACGCATGTGCATGGTTTAGTAGCCGCTGACGGTAGCATAGTAGGCACAGATGCTTTACAAACTCTTACTCGTAAAACTTTAACCTCTCCTACAATTACCAACCCAACCATTACTGGTGCTGGTGTTGATGCAAGTATTGTTTTTGAGGGTGCTACTGCTGATGCACATGAAACTACTTTAACAGTAACAGACCCAACAGCAGATAGAACAATTACTTTACCTAATGCAACTGGAACTGTAGCCCTTGTTGCAAATGTGTTAGCCCTTTCTGGTGGCACTATGTCTGGTGCCATTGCAATGGGTACTAGCAAAATTACAGGTATGGGCGACCCAACATTAGACCAAGATGCTACTACTAAAATTTATGTTGATACAATTTTAGGCTCTGCTACTGCAGCAGCAACATCAGCAACTTCCGCTGCTACAAGTGCAACTTCAGCAGCAACCTCTGCTACTAGTGCAGCGACTTCTGCTTCATCAGCACTTACAAGTCAGACAGCAGCAGCCTCTAGCGCTACTGCTGCAGCCACATCTGCTACTTCGGCTGCCTCTTCTGCCACCGCTGCTACAACATCTGCTACCTCAGCAGCCTCTTCAGCAACAGCAGCAGCAACTAGTGCAACCTCTGCTGCAAATAGTGCAACTGCTGCTGCCGCTTCCGTAGCCACTATTGGAACTTATGCAACAAGTGCTGCTACCTCTGCAACAAGTGCAGCAACATCAGCCACCTCAGCGGCTGCCTCAGAAACTGCTGCAGCAACTAGCGCTACTAGCGCTGCTGCTTCTGCTACATCTGCTGCTGCAAGTTATGATAGTTTTGATGATAGATACCTTGGCTCAAAGACTTCTGACCCAACACTAGATAATGATGGTGGGGCTTTAATAACTGGTGCTCTTTACTTTAACTCAGTAACCAATGCTATGAAAGTTTATAGCGGTTCCTCTTGGGGAAATGTAGCCCCAGATACAACTAACTTTATTGATAAGACAATCCTTACTGCTAAGGGTTCTATCATCTCAGCAAGCACAGCATCTACCCCTGTGGCTCTTACAGTTGCAGCAACTGATGGTTATGTACTATCTGTATCATCTGCAACAACTACAGGACTTGCTTGGGCTGCACCTAATCCAGGTGACATTACTGGCGTAACTGCTGGTACTGGTTTATCAGGTGGTGGTTCTTCTGGAACTGTAACCTTAGACCTTGCTAATACTGCAGTAACTCCTGCTTCATATACTTACACAAGTTTAACTGTTGATGCTCAAGGTCGTTTAACTGCAGCATCAAATGGAACTGCTCCAGTAACTTCAGTTACTTCAGGTAGCACAACAAGAATTACTATTGGCGGTACTGCTACTGCTCCAACAGTTGATTTATCAACAAGCGGTGTAACTGCTACAACTTACACCCTCTCTACTATTACCGTTGATGTTAACGGTAGAATCACCTCTGCCTCCACTGGAGTCGCAGCGGGTGAAACATTTAATCCACTACTACTGATGGGAGCCTAACTTGGCTGCAACATATAAAGTCCTGGGTCAGGTAAACCCAGCAGCAAGCACAGCAACAACGGCATATACCGTGCCTTCTGCAACAGAAACCGTAATATCTACTATTACGGCTGCCAACCTAGGTCCAGCACCTGCTTCATATAGAATAGCGGTCAGACCAAATGGAGCAGCATTAGAAAACAAACATTATATTGTATATGACTCAAGCGTGGCTCCACAGAGT